TTTCGCCAAATGACGCTAAAAACTCGCTGTTTTCTCCTCTGATATAAACAGCAGAAGAACCTTGAATGTAGAGATTGCCTGTGCCTGTATCTCTTAACCAGCTATTGCTACCATCGTGATAAATCTGCAAGTCAGACCCAGCACCAAACACGGCCTTGACATTATCACTGAAAGACAAGTCACCTGCTGTCTTGGTATCTGCCGCATCGCTACGAAGGAACTGTGTGCTGTCAAGGCTGTCAAGTGTTGCAGCATCAATGCCTAGTGCGTCAATGTCTGCTTTGGTTTGGTCAGCAGTAGCACCAGATTCAATGCCATCTAGTTTTGCACCATCTACAGATACATCTCGTCCGTCCACATTACCTGCAGTAATCAGGTTGCCTACAGTTACATTACCTGCAGAAAAATTGCCACTGGCATCACGAGCAACGATTGTACTTGCCGTGTTTGCATCAGTGGCATTGGATGTGACTGTGAATGTTGCGCCTTCAGCACTGGCTGAACCAGATAGACCTACACCGCTTACTCCTGCAGTAGCGACATAGTTACCTGATGTTTTAGTGCCAAGTGTAACAGCGTCATTGGCAATCTTACCAGTTGTTACATTTAGGTCAGCAATCTTTGCTGTAGTGACTGCCGTATCAGCAATACCGCCTGTGCCGATTTGTGGACCTTCACCTGTCGTACCATCGTGACTGTGACCTGTTGTTGCGTTAAACGCCGCCTGAATTGCATCAAACTCGCCGTCAAGGTCAGAGGCGTTGATTACGTTCCCGTCTGCAATGTTATTGGCGGTATCATTTCTTACATAACCAGTTCCCATTTATATATCCTCCAGAACCTTATTACTCTTTTGCATATTCTCTGTTGCTGTAAGAATTTGCAAGTTCCACGGAACGTGTAGGCCACATACATTATTTCCATTAAGAGGAATGATGTGGTCAACATGATGTTTAATATGTGTTGATTGAGTCATGTACTGGGCTTCCGTGTATGTATTTCTCATTTCCTCTACCAATGTATCGTTTAGTAAATTTTCAGATGCTTTTTTTAAGAAATATCTTCTTTTTTCATATTCGGCTCGTTTGGCTTTGTTTTCTGGCTTACTACGATATAACTTATGGCGAATTTTTGTTTTTTCTTTTACTTCTTGTTTTTCTCTATACTCTTTTTGTTGCTGTAAATATCGTTCCTTATTATTTTCTTTCCATGCCTTTTGCCATTTATAATTATATTTTTTTGCTTTTTCAGTATGTGGAGAAAGCATACTTATCTCCTAGCGTTGGTAGTATACTGCAACGTGGCAGCGTCAATTGTAAATACAGCATCTGTGTTTGTTCCTGTTGTTTCGTATAGAATTGACACTGTAAATCCTGAACCTATTGTTTGTACATCGTATATGGCTTTTTGTTTAACACCAAACAATGATGTACCATAAATACCAGAACCATATGTAATAGATGCGGCTGCATCACTTGACAATACAGAGTCTGGCTGAACTGAACCCGGCTGGTCAAAGTCAAACTTGAGTGAAAACTCAAGGTCAAAGTCACCGTTTACGTCCAGATAAGTTGTTCCTTTGTAGATTGTCTTACGGACATTGGGGTCACCCAAAGGAACAAATGGTGTGGCAAATGTTGCTGGAATATCTGTTCCATCAAATGTATTGCCCTGCTCCATCTGATATACATATCCATCTGCATTAGCAAAGTAGATACGTTCTGCAAATCCATCATACTCACTGTATGTTACATAAGCATTGATGCCTCGCATATCGTTGAAGGCTATACCTTCTTGCAACTGTGTAGCACCGATACCTTTTGCAGCATCATTTGTGTATGTTGAATTATAACCAAACAAACGATACTGACTTTTCTCACGAATAACCGTACTTGTAAAGCCACCCGGACTACTTGTAATCAAATCAAGTATCTCAACCTGAATGGTCTTTGATACAGCAGCAAGGCTAAAGTCACCAATGCGGTCTGTTGCAGAAAAGAGGCGCAGTCCGTCAGGACCAAGGAATATAATGTCACCACCAATTTCCTGAATGGTATCTGCAGCCACACAACCCAAGTCACGAGAAACTGGTTGCATTGTAAAATCTGCTACACTGTTACCGTTGATTACATTAATGCTGCTTTCACTAAAGATAATTAGTTGTTCACGGAAAACAATCAGTCCTGTAATCGTATCTGCAACATTAATTATACCACCACCGTTAGCAATTGTAAAGTCATCATCTTCGTATGGAGCAGAAAAAATTATCTTTTTACCATTACCAAGAACGATGTGGTTTTTAAAGTTGACAATAAAACTTGAACCAGAAGTATCAGCAGACAGTGATGTTAATTGTTCAAATGTAGTACCGTCAAATCTAAATGGCTTACCTGTGCTATCTACAAGCATCAGTTTTTCTGTACCATCAAAGTCGTATTTAAGCATACGCACTTTGCCAGAACCACCGATGGTAACACCTGCGCTACTGTATGTAGCGTTGTCACTTACTTGTGTCCAACCTGACCCTGTTGAGAAGAACAGGTCATCGCCACGACAGGCAAACACTTTATCATCGTAGCGGTGTATTCCACGAACAACTCCTGTATTAGATAGAGCATTCGTATCAAACTTCTCAAAACCTTCAATACGAGTGTAACCACCAAAGATGGAAGGCTCAAAGTTTCGCAGAATACGTGCAGAACCCGGTGCTTGAAAACCTTGCTGGTATGGAGAAAGGTTCGTAATCAAGCCACCCTTAAATTCAAACGAATGGGTCTGCCATGCATCAGCCATTAGATGGGCAACCTCGCATAGCCCATGCGTCCACCGCCACCAGTGTTCTGTGGAATCATATATGAACGTACATAGTATGTGCGGTTAATCAGCATTGAACGCATATTCTTAATACCTTCTTGATACTTTTCTTTAGCAATCAATGCGTCCTGTGAGTTGCCACGGAACAAGTATGCATAGTGCATAGCACCATCTACAACTACGTGTTTAAATCTTTCTGGTACAGCAGGAACGTCATCATACAGTTCAAGGTCTACAGGTACACGGTAGTATTCATACACTACTGTATAAGCAGCATCAGGTTCTGGTGTTAGAATATACTCAAGTGCAGGACCATGTGCTACCAACTGCGGTACACCTTGACGACTGGTGCTATTATATTCTTGTTCTACATACTTGTCAAGATATTCTTCGTAGGTAATAATACCAAGTCGTGTGGTAGCATTACCAAGTGTGCTGTCTTCCTTAATACGGAAACTGTCAAAGTCTAATAGTTTAGCATCGTGTGGGAAAGCGTAGCGTGTTACGTTAGCGGATAGGACATCCTCTTGCTCAACGTGATTAAAAGGCCAGTTAAATTCTGTCTGGTTAATATCACGGAGTGAAGCATTGATAGCATCTTTTGCGTGTGCATAAAAACCTGAAGCACTGGCAAAGTTAGATGACGTAAGTTCAGTTTCATTCAACCGTCTATTTACTTCATTTACAAGTCCAAGATAATTGTATGCCATTACTTCTGCCTTATGTTAAGTTTAACAGTGCGTTCAGCAGTGCTACCTGTGCTGTCTACAATCTGACAAATGAATGAGTATTCTCTATTTAGCACACCGCCACCAAGATTAATTGTGGCTACAGTGTTTGTATTTGTTTGTGAAATATTCTGAATGCTATCAGTAACTGTGTTACCAGAAGCAGTAGTCAATGTTTCACCAGCATCAATCTGCGTCTTGCCAATCTCTGGCGTTTTTACAAACCATGTTACAGACGAAATGGTAGCAGTGTCAAGAAAACGTGACCAGTCCATGCTGTAGTCTAGCGATTCATCAGGGTCTTTTACAGGCCAACGAAATGACATTTGGTTCTCCTACGCAGCCGCACGTCTTTCAGCGGCAGTAGATTGTCTTGCAACATATACAATACGAGGCAGTTGTTTTTCTACATAGGCTGTTCTACGTCTGTCGTATAGTGTCTTGACTGCCTCAAAGTCAAACTGTACGCCTGTTGCTGTAATCGTTCCAATTGAAATTGTAGCTGATACACTATCAAGTGCTTCGCTAGTTGTTATCTCTTGTAGTGACCCAAGTACCGCTGTAGCACTTACACTTGCAATAGGACCGATTGTGACTACAAAGTTAAACGTATCGTTTACTGCAGTAGTTCCAACAACACCAGATACAGGAACAGTCTTAACAGACCGAATGTTCCAATTATCGTTGACTGCAAATGTACCTTGTACGCCACTAATAGCTTCGGTAACATTTACTTGTATTGAACCCAGTGAAGCAGTAGCCGATACGCTATCAATAGCCTCTGTAGTTTTTGCTTCCAGTGTACCGATGGAAACAGTAGCACTTACACTAGAAATACTTTCAGAAATATTTACTTGTAGTGTGCCTACAGAAGTAGTAGCAGATACGCTATCAAGAACTTCAGAGATGTCAATCTCAAAACCAGTAACTGCAACAGATGCTACTGTTACTGTTGCGCTGACTCCTGTTAATGCAACATTAGGTGTTACAACTCCGTATAGCGGGGAGCCATAAACACCAGTTCCATAAAGTGCATCAGAGGAATCGTAGAACGCCATGTTCTACTCCTTATGCAATACGAATGATTGCGTTGGATGCGTCAGCCGTTGGAAATTCAATAGTCAAGTCACCAGCAGTAGCAGCAACAGTGCCACCAAAGTCAATGACAGCAATTGCACGATTGGCTTTTGACGAGTTATAAATGATACAACCATCTGCTGATACAGTTACATCAGCAAATACTTCATCAGTAAAGTCAAGATAAGCAGTCGTACCACTTGTCGCAATTGTTGCGCCATCAAGTGCTTGACCGCCAGTAGTATAGTTAGTACCCGTAGCCTCGTCAGAGTTACCAGTTACATCAGAGTAATTCGTAGTTGTGGCATCATATGTACCAGTAGGGGTGTCTTTAATCAGTGCCAGTTTAAGCACATCCGTATCAAGGTCGTGAGTGCCGCCCATCAGTTCGGATTTAAAACTGGTACACATAGCAGTTGTAATTGCCATAGTTTCTCTCCAAGAAAATCAAAAGATGTAAAGGGGCAACCCGAAAGCTGCCCCAATACGTTATTTAGGCGAGTGTGTCGCGGTCTACTTCGTCAGCACCCATGCTACCCATATCGGATACATTAAGCATCAACGCCCAAACGCGAATC